TCATGGACTAATTGTGCATAGTCAGCTTGTGGAATTCTATTAGTATCCACATCGAACTTATTACGAACAGCACTATTATAATTCTTAGCCTCAATGAGAGTAGAACCATCAGCAGAGATAAAATCAAAGTGAGACCTAAACCAAGACTCAGTAGGATGAGTAAGAGAATAGTCAGCATCTTTAATCTCCAGTTTTAATCGTTCACTCGTCAATCGTCCAATGACAGGTTGCATGACATGACCCATCTGGACCGCCTCTACCTCAGATAAGTCAACAGGAGGAATTGTTCCTTGTTTAGTTAATACTACCTCAACACCTTTACCATTGACTGCTTGTCTTGTATCACTAGCCCACCAAGCACTATTGCGTATCTCTGGTGCAAAATCATTTCTATCATTCGACATTGATGTCCTCCCATTCAGAAGAAATAGTCTCATATAATTCTATTAATTTTGTTTTCTCATCTAAATCATCAGGTAAAGAATTAATATGGTTTTTCATTACAAACAATAAAGTACCAAAACCATTCATACAAATACCTTTTATTAACCATGCGGCACCAGTACCACAATATTCATTTGCTTGTTCAATTTCTGCAATAGAACGACTTGTTGCTTCAGCGACACTATGAATAGACTTTAATGTTACATATAACTCTCTAAATTCAAAAGTTCCAATATATTCTTTATCGCTCATAGAACCTCCGCAATTGATTTAATAATCTCTTTTAATAGGTCTATCTCTGTTTCTAATTGACCTATCTCTTCGTCTTTTAACTCAAGATTATTGCGTAATTCTTTTTCTATCTGTTCAAGTTTAGCGATAGTTTCTAAATAGAAATCATAGTCGTTATCTAATATCTTCTTAGGTCTGCCTCTAGTAGCCATTATTTTGACCCTCCGAAGATGTTTGACCAGTCCGAGAACACATCTTCCAATACTTGACTAGAATGTGATTTTCTCTTTGATGGTAAACCTGACTCAAACCGTATGATGTCGTAATCTTCTTGACTGGCTTGATTGTTTTCTGCTCGAATGATTGCATCTTCTAGCAACCGTTGTCTCTCTAAATGGAATTGAGAGTATTCTTCCTGACTCATATATCACCTCATAAGTTTAATGGTTTATCTAATAAATCTACAACATACAACAGTTACTACAATACACTACATAATCAAGTTACACAATACATTTTTTAATGTATGTGTGTTGTATTTAAGTCACAGGTATACAAGTACGGACTAGTCTAACTATTCTCTTTCAAAATAGAGAACGTCTTTGTTGTCATCGACCTTAGAACCTAACTGCTTGCATACTTCAGGTACAGAAAATTAAGCATATAAAAACCAAACCCCTTATATGTTATATACGGGAAATGAGTCTTTTTTTTAAAGACTAACACCATTGTTTATTAGGTTAAAGATTACCTATTTATCCTTATCCACTGTGTCATGTGTTTAAGAGGACTGGGTCATAGTCCCATAGTTTTTAATTCTAATACTTAATTAAATCTTTTTAAAACACTTAATGTTACATAAATACTATTTTGTAATTCACTCAATCTTTTTGCCTCTGATACGGCATCTTCCTCTAATTCATGCACTGCCGTTAATGACATATTTCTACCTGAGTTAGAAACACGCATCACGCAATATTGATGACCAGCTTTTAATGCTTCTGATAGTGGCAAAAACTTTTTGGGTTTTTGATTCTTTTTTAATGTAATGATTGGTCTTGTCATATTTTCCCCCAATAAAAAACCTTTAATTAAATCCTATGCTTTGACCCCATTAACGATTGTTTATCGTCAGGACATAGAACCTAATTAAAGGTCTTGATGCAGTCAAAGTTTGCTTATCAAGTGAAATACTACAAAAAAAAAGAGAGACTGTCAAGTCTCCCTATAAATAATCGTATGTGCGTAAGGTAATTACAAACCTAATTGGGTTAACAATCTGCCTAACCATATTTGAAAACGATTAAATGGCATCGGTACAGGCTCAAGGTTACTTGTATCGGTCGTTCTTAAATATTTCCATTGTCCAGAATAACCACTACTGATTAAGTTAATTCCTTTTCTATCTTCAAATCGCATATAAACCCCCTACATTGAGTTAAAAGAAAAGGGGTAATACATACCCCTATGAAATAATGATAATTGATTTAAAGACTATTTAAAAGACTCCTCGTATTCTTCAATAGATTCTATTTCAGTATTAATAATGGTTATCTGGTCAGCATCATCAATGTCTAGGTTATCTAACATCTTGAGAGCTTCACTAGCACTATTTGCCTCTACTGTTGTAATTACCTCTATGGTTTGCTTAATAATATATTCCATGATTAAATCTCCTTTGAATAATCTTCAATGTGATAATTCCATGAGTCCTCATCTCCTGAGTCCCCCTCTATAGCTTTGAATAAACATTTTTCTGCCAACTCTATAGTCTCAAAATGTCCAATATCATCCATCCATTCTCCGAATTGGTTATATGCTCGTACTACATAAATATCAATAATGTTTGGTATGTGCATGATTATTCCTTTTCTAAATAACATTCGATTGAATTGGCTAAAATTAGCCCATTAAGAACCTGTAAACAAGTCCTTAATAGATAATTCTAGTAAATGAAATCTGCTTTAAAGACAATCTCACCTGTATAAGTGTCTAAGTCTATCCAGTCACCATCAAAGTTATTTAACTCTTTTTCTGTCATCTCTTGAATAACATGAGGTTGTTTTACAAGTGCCATTTCATAAGTATCATTACCAACTATATAAGAGCCGAATTCTATAAATTGTGAAGTAAGTATTTGCATTATTAAAACCCCTTAGCGTAAATATAAACAAGTGCAAGTAAAGAACCCATAAACACCATAAAGATAGTGCCTAGTAAATAATCTATAAATGTTTTCATACTATCTCCTTTACTTTGTCGTAATATTCTTTTTTAGGTATCTTGTTGTCTTTTAGTTTTTCTTTGAGTTCATCATCTGTAAAACACTCAAACCCACAAAAACCATAACGCAAGATATCTGAATAGTCATCACAATGCCAAGCGTAATGCTCGATTAGTTTAATGATTGCGTTGTCTCGATTGAAAATCATAGTAATTCCTTTCCTTATGCAATACCTGATATAGAGAATGATTATCTTAGTGATAATCCAATAAGAGACTAAGAATTTAATCCCTTATTAGAAATATAGCACTAATTAAAAACTTTGTGAATAATTGTTGTTTTCATGCTATCACCTCTACTGCAATAATGAAATTACCACAACAGTTATAAACCTCGTATCCCTCGTAATAACCGTCTGAATACTCGTAAACTCTATCACCACCATATAAGACAAACCATGCACCCTGTATCCCTAACTTGTTTTCATGGTTATAACCCTCATCTGGCTTTCTTACGGCTCTAAAACCTTTGTCATCACATGGCATCACACAATCAACCATGCCATCAAAATCAGATAGATTTTTAATAAACAGTTTTCCATCATTCTTTTTAATAAAACTCTTTATTGTTGCCATTGTAGGATTCTTTTTAAATACAACTGGTGTTAAAACTGTTCCACCCGTATTTTTATCTAAAGTCATTAGATACGGTTTACCGTCAATATATGAACGGTAGTCATTGGGCTTTTTTGAATACTCTCTTTTTGTCATTTGTAACATGGTAAAACCTCCTTATGCAATATTTGATAAATGGCTAATGTTAGCCCGTTAGTAGCCCTATAAGAGCCACTAACAGATAACACTAATATTGTTTAATGTTGTTATCAATACGATACTTACAGTCTTTTTTCATCTTGCTTACAACATAAGATAACGGATAATCATAGAATACCTCTCCGAATCTATCATTATCACTACTAGCAACGGCATGAATAGAACCGTTATGTTGTCTTTCTAACATGATGTAATAATCTTTATAGTTAAAGTTTTTCATGTTATCCCCTTAGTTAATTTTATATTCCATAAACTTATCACCGTCTAAGCGTGCTAAGAATGTATTTTCACTTGTAGGAATGTAATCACTTGCTGGCTTATCTAAGCGTAACCATGAACCCCCGTCAAATTGAACAGCGTTAGATTGTCTCTTAATGACTTTACGCTCCAAGCCAATTAGTTTGCCAGTAGGAAACCAATCGTGACGAATCATGGTTACAGAATTACCTTCTACTAATTTTCTTTTAATATCGCTAAATGTTTTCATGCTTAAAGTTCCTTATAGTAAAACACCCGATTGATTGAATAGAGACCGTTTCCGTATCTCTGTATATAATTATATATACTATAAAACCTATTGTCAATACTTTATATTCTCTATGTTATATATTTTATTCTTATAGGATTCATCTAGCTTATAGTATAAGTAATATAAGATAGTCTATAGAATTTTATAGTAGTTATTAGGTTAAGAATATATTAGGTATGAAATTAAGATTATAGATTGTTTGACATAATATCTACTCTTTCCGCATTGTGAAATATAAATATATATGGGGTTAGGTTAAGATTACTTATACATTATCCTCTGTATAGCTCTATTTACACTTAGGTTCGGGATTGGGTAGGTTAAAACTATCGTTACAGTATGACTGATAGACGGATACTAAGAGATGGGTATGAGACTAGTAGGTGCGAGACCCCCAACTGTCTCCTCCCCAAAAAAAATATGGTATATTTGGTTTTATGGAGGATATAGAGATGAAGATTAATAAGAATATACCGATACCTGATAACAAGGTAAGAAGAAGTTACCCATATAAAGATATGGAGATAGGTGATAGTTTTTATATAGATGGTTTAGGATTATCTGTAGTATGTAATAACAACTATAGATATGGAAAGAAGTTAGGGATGAGATTTATAGCAAGAAGTGAGAATGAGGGGGTGAGGGTATGGAGAACGGAATAAGGGGTAGGATTAATTTTGTACAGGAGGTAGCGGATAATGATGCGAAGGCACAGTATATGGACCGGTGTACGAAGATGAATTGGAATCAGTTGTTTGCTGAACTGATACGGGTGCATCAGGAGAGTGCGAGGTTATTACAGGCCGCGTATGATGAGTTGGATAGAGT